TGTGGGAAAATGTGCCCGGCGCATTTTCAAGCGGAAAGGGCGAAGATTTCAGAGCAGTGCTCAACGAAATTGCAAAAATCAAAGATAAAGCCGCTGATGTTCCTATGCCTGAAAAAGATAAATGGCTGTGCGCCGGCGAACTCGTGGGAGATGATTTTTCCGTTGCTTGGCGAACCCTTGACGCCCAATACTGGGGAGTCGCCCAACGAAGGCGTCGTATCTACCTTGTCGCAGATTTTGCAGAGCGATGTGCCGGCAAAATACTATTTGAGTTCGAAGGCTTGTCGGGGTATACTCCGAAGGGCGGCAAGCCGTGGCAAGCAGCTGCCGGAGATGCTGAGAGTTGCACTGGAATGCCAATCAGCTTTGAGCCGGGAGCCGCTTCAAGATTAGGCGGTCACTATTGGCAGGATTACACCTGCACTCTTCGCGCTGCTATGGGAGATAACCAATTGGCAGTTGCAATTGAAAACCATCCCACCGACAGCAGGGTTAAACTTGACGAAACAGGAACGGTGCAAACTCTTACTTCAAGAATGGGTACAGGCGGTGGCAATATCCCGCTTGTCATGGGTGAACGCTTGCACGGCTTGCCTATAACTGAAAACTTAGCACAGACCATTCTTGCTACAGATTATAAGGGGGTACAGTGTGTTTTTGAGCCGACCTGTGATTTTCGTCCTGCTACTTTGAAAATACGCTCTGGTTGCGAGGGAGGAGGGAAAGGCGCATTAGTTCAAGAGGATAAATCCGCAACACTCTCCTGCAACAATGACCAAACGGTTTTTGTTCCAAAGGCATATGGCATCTGCTCTGATAAAAGCAATTCCATGCTTTCAAGCAACCAAAACAGTGGTATATATGAAGCTGAAACTAGTAGAACAATCGACCAAAGTGGGGGCAACCCTTCTTGCAATCAAGGTGGGATTGCTGTTGTTGCATTGCAAGGCAGCATGATTGGCAGAGCTGATAAAAATGGACCGCAAGGTGACGGCATAAATGAAGATGTCAGCTTCACACTCAATACCTCAGACCGTCATGCAGTTGCATACAGCCTGGATCGAGCAAGTTATAACCAAGGTCAAAACGCCCTGTATAATATTAGTATTCAGGAAGAACAAGCACAGACACTTGTTGCAAAGGGGCCGCATGCCGTGGCGCAGCCAGCAAGTTTCTATCCGCAAATGAAAGCTGAAAGCCAATGCTTTAGACAGGATGGCACTGCAAATACAATAGTCAATGGCACAAACCCAGGTTATCAGAATGGTGTGGTTGATGCAAAATATACAGTCCGCAGGCTGACTCCCACTGAGTGTGCACTGCTTCAAGGTTTTCCTACTGATTGGTGCTCAAGCATAGAAACCTTTGAACCTACAGAAGTTGAGATTGACTGGTGGGCAGAGGTTTTTGAAACTCATAGAAAAATCATGGGTGCAAGCTCAAAGCGAAAGAGCAAAGGGCAGATTATAAAGTGGTTACAAAATCCATGCTCCGATGCTGCCGAATATAAAATGTGGGGCAATGGTGTTGCACTGCCTTGCGTCTGCTTTGTGCTTGCTGGGATTGTTTGGGCGGATAATTTATCAAAATAAACTACACTTCTCTGCGCAAATGACTTGCTATTTACAGCAAACAGAGTGATATATGTTGCTACCAAATTGAAAGGTGGTATAAAAATGAAAATCAAATTCAATGTAACAGGCAGCGAGCGCAAACGGCTCGTGAACACTATTGCGGAGATTGTCCAAGCACAGCCGAAATACAGCGGCCCGCCAAGTTTCGCTTATGAGGTTGATTTCTATACAATCGACCGCAACGGAACGCTAATCTTCGATAATCGTGCCAACATCAACATCTCGCAAGGCGAGCCGTCGGAAATCGAAAGTCTGCTTGAATGCCTGGTAAGCCGAGGATTTGCCTTCGATGAATCGGAGAACGCAGCACAGGGCGAACAGAGCGACAACAGGGGGCTTGCAATTGAAATTCCAGGCGAATGCTTAAACGAAGCAGCTTTTGCCAATCTTGAAAGACTTATAAAAAGCAGAGGCTCTCTCATCAAAAAGGCTCTTGGCACAAATAATCTATTTGTTGAGAAAAACGGTGACAAAATATCTTTTCCGTGGTTTGCTTTTGATGCAACAGCGGATGAGGTAAAAGCCTACGCACACTTTGTTTCCGCGCTCTGTGAAATGGCGAGAGCGCAAAAGCGGGTAAACATATCTGAAAAACCTGCGGAAAATGAAAAATATGCATTCCGATGCTTCCTTCTCCGGCTCGGATTTATCGGCAAAGAATACAAGGAGACACGGAAAATTTTGCTTTCCAAACTGTCGGGCAACTCAGCTTATAGAAATAAAGGTACGGAGGTGCAGGATAATGATTAAGCCATATCAACTTGAAGCCTTGCGCAAAGCCTACCCTGCCGGCACCCGAGTGGAACTGATTTGTATGGATGACCCATACGGCAAACTGAAGATGGGAGACCGTGGCACCGTTAAGGATATTGACGATATAGGAACAGTTTTCTGTTCTTGGGATAACGGCTCTTCATTGGGTCTGTTGTACGGCATTGACCGGTACAGAAAGGTGTAAAATATACACAATATTATGCACAAAAATAATGTAAAAAACCCGCAATTTCAAGCAGAATTGACTTGCTATTTATCCCTTTTAGAGTGATATATATACACAAGAAAAGCACAAATGAAAGGGGTAAAACAACATGTTTACAGAAAGATTCGGCATAGAGGTGGAATTCACAGGTATCACAAGAACACAGGCGGCAAAGATTGCCTCGCAACTGCTTGGCGGCACAGCCACAAGCGAAAATGACACCTACAACACACACAGGGTTATAGCGCCTGACGGGCGCACTTGGAAGATTATGAGCGACGGCAGCATCCGCACAGAGAAAAAGGAAAACGGAAGAACAATCAGCGCGGACAAAAGCTACAGCGTAGAGCTGGTCAGCCCCATACTCAACTATAGAGAGGACATTGAAACCTTGCAGGAGCTTATACGCAGGCTGCGCAAGGAAGGGGGTTTTACAAACAACACATGCGGCATTCACATTCATCTTGACGGAGCGAAACATACACCCAGGAGCATTCGCAACTTTGTAAACATTATTGCAAGCAAGAATGACCTTTTCTACAAAGCCTTGCAAATTGAGCCTGAAAGAATGCGCTTTTGCAAAAAGATGGACAGCGACTTGGTTGACAAGCTGAACCGCAAAAAGCCAAAGAGCTTCAGAGAAATTGAACGCATTTGGTATGCAGGCTATTATGACGACCAAAGCAGACACTACCATCCAAGCCGTTATCATTTCCTTAACTTACACAGCTTTTTCAGCGGCAACCATACGGTGGAGTTGAGGGGCTTCAATAGCGAGCTTCACGCAGGCAAAGTCAGAAGCTACATTGTTTTAGCACTTGCCCTCAACCATCAGGCGCTAACTCAAAAGAGCGCCTCAAGCAAAAAGAACCAGACCGAAAACGAAAAGTTTGCTATGAGAACCTATTTAAACCGAATTGGATTGATTGGCGAGGAATTCAAAAACTGCAGAGAGCACCTTTGCAAGTGCCTTGATGGCTCGGCGGCTTGGCGATTTCGCACAGTGGCATAGGTAAATAATGCGGCCGCAGGGGCTAACACAAGCCCCTGTGAGCCAAGAAAAATGATTCTTTGGATAAGTGCCCAATGAAAAGATGGCTTCGCAAAGAAGCAGGAAGTGCTAGGTTAATATGATAAAAAAGGCATTATATATTGCTTATGGTTCAAACTTGAACATGGGACAGATGGCAAGCCGCTGTCCTACCGCAAAGGTGGTTGGCAAAGCAAAGCTGCAAGGTTACGAGTTGCTTTTCAGGGGAGGAAACGGCGGCGCAGTTGCTACGGTTGAGAAGAAAGCAGGTTCTTCGCTGCCCGTTCTGATTTGGCAGCTAACTCCTGCCGATGAAACGGCTCTTGACCGCTATGAAGGTTATCCCTATCTGTATCGCAAGGAAACAGTGAAGGTTCGTCTTGGAAAGCAATGGTGTGAGGTAATGGTTTACATTATGAATGATGGCAGATCACTAGGCAAACCAAGCAGATATTATTATGAGGTTATCCTTCAAGGGTATATGTCTGCAGGCTTTGATCCTGCAATTTTAAAACAGGCTGTTGCAAGCAGCAACATCGGAGGGAAAAGAAATGAGTGACAAAGTAATGGAGCAGATATTAGCCATTAGAGCTAGTGGAATAGCTAATATGCTTGACACGATTGCAGTTCAGCAGGAGGCAAATCGTCTCGGCTATTATAAACTGGTGATTTTTATAGAAGAGCATAGAAAGGAGTATGCACATTTTATACTGACCGGAGAGAGATGACAGTAACACCATAGAAATACACTGACAGCAAAAGGAGCCTATGCCATAGGTTCTTTTTTTATTGCCATTTTCAGAAAGGGGGCGGTGTTATTCGCAAGCTTAAGACCTACAAGCCTACCTGCTTTATGGCTAAGGATTCCTACTACAATAAAGAATATGCCGACCATGCCGTCTCCTTTATTGAATGTCTTAATCATACAAAAGGGACATGGAGCGGCAGACCTTTTGACCTAATTGATTGGCAGGAGCAGATAATCCGTGATGTGTTTGGCATACTTAAAGCTGATGGCTACAGACAATTTAATACGGCATATATTGAAATACCCAAAAAGATGGGCAAAAGCGAACTGGCGGCAGCGGTTGCTCTTCTTCTAACCTGTGGCGATTATGAGGAACGGGCAGAAGTGTATGGGTGCGCAGCTGATAGGCAACAGGCATCTATCGTTTTTGATGTGGCGGCTGATATGCTTGCGATGTGTCCAGCACTTGCTAAGCGAGTGCGAATTCAAAAGTCGGTAAAAAGAATTATTTACAAGCCAACTGGCAGCTTCTATCAAGTGCTCTCGGCTGAGGCGTATTCAAAGCACGGCTTCAACATACACGGCGTGGTGTTTGACGAACTTCACATTCAACCGAACAGAAAACTCTTTGATGTTATGACCAAAGGCTCTGGAGACGCGAGAACGCAACCACTTTATTTTCTTATCACCACCGCAGGGAACGACACAAACAGTATCTGTTGGGAGATACATCAAAAGGCGAAGGATATTTTAGAGGGCAGAAAAATTGACCCAACCTTTTATCCCGTTATTTATGGAGCAGATGAAGCTGATGACTGGACAGACCCTAAGGTTTGGAAAAAGGCTAACCCTTCGCTTGGTATCACAGTCAGCCTTGAAAAGGTAAAAGCCGCATGCGAGAGCGCAAAGCAAAACCCCGGCGAGGAGAACTCCTTCAGACAGCTTAGGCTTAACCAATGGGTCAAGCAAGCAGTGCGTTGGATGCCAATGGACAAATGGGATAAATGCGCTTTTGCCGTAGATGCAGATAACTTAAAAGGACGCGCCTGCTATGGCGGTCTTGACCTTTCGTCCACCTCTGATATTACGGCATTTGTATTAGTCTTTCCGCCGGAGAATGAAAATGATAAATATATTATCCTGCCATACTTCTGGCTGCCGAAGGAAACCTTGAGTCTGAGAGTGAAGAGAGACCATGTGCCTTATGATGTATGGGAGCGGCAAGGCTTTCTTCAAACCACCGAGGGCAATGTAGTACATTACGGCTATATCGAAAGCTTTATAGAGGAACTGGGCAAGCAATACAACATCAAGGAAATAGCCTATGACCGTTGGGGCGCTGTGCAGATGGTTCAGAACCTTGAAGGACTTGGCTTTACTGTTGTTCCTTTCGGGCAAGGCTACAAGGATTTGTCGCCATCAACCAAGGAACTGATGCGGCTTGCCTTGGATGAACAGCTTGCTCATGGTGGGCATCCAGTTCTTCGTTGGATGATGGACAACATTTTTATTCGCACCGACCCTGCCGGAAACATAAAGCCGGACAAGGAAAAGTCAACAGAGAAAATTGACGGCGCAGTGGCAACAATTATGGCGCTTGATAGAGCCGTTAGATGCGGCGGCAGCAATGGCGCCAGTGTTTATGATGATAGAGGAATCTTAATTTTGTAACCTTGGAAAAACTTCCATCTTTACAAATCAAATTATTGTGTTATAATAACAACAAGTAGAACAAATG